CGTCAGCTTGAGGAATTCTTATTTGTTGGTTTAAATCCTCAAAGTACTTTTCAAATATATCTAATTGTACTTGTGCTCCTAGCTTATTAAATTCTGCAGGTGTTAAAAAACCTCTCTGTTCTTTATTTAGTATAGACAGAACTGTTTGATACACTGTATTTACATTTATAGCCATTATTTATTTTTTTATTATAATACCAGCCAGCCACGGTAAGTAGCCAGCTAATATTAATATTACATGTTATTCTAAATTTTTCTCTACTGACCTATAAACTTCTACACCTTCATCGGTCTTGAAGTAAGCTGCCATTGCAGAGTAAGGATTTTCATCAAAAGGTACAGTCATTAATTTTCTACCGTTTGATCCCCAGGTAAATGTTCTTTGATCTTGTGACAATTTGATAATACCAGCCTCAGAAGCTTTTATAGCTATATTCCTTAGTTGTACATTATCATCATTTGCTAGTTCCATAAATAAATCTGGTTTCTTTTTAGCAAACAACATTAAGTCTCTTTTTAATTCTTTAGTTGTCATACTTGAAACTTTAGACCCTAGCTCAACACGAAGTATTGCTTCAGCGTCATCAACATCCATTGTTCTAGCTGCCATCATTGCATCTACTTGAACATTTAAATCTTCTAATTCATCTTCTGCTATAGCTACTGGATTATGTTCATAATACTTTTTGTTTAGTAGCGGATGATATAAAGATAGTAATTTTTGTAAATTTTGTTGTTCTTTTTTAACAAACAAAGCACCATCTTTAAACATAATATGTCCTAAGGTTGATTGTCCTTTTTGTTCGTCTGCAAAAGGAGAGTTTTGATTTGTTGCATATCTAAGTTCTCTTTGCATACCCTGTTCTTTATCAAAATATAATAAAGGGTTTTTTCTGCTGTGTCTAGCAGATATAGTGTATGTTAAAGGCGCTTGACCTTTTACAAAATACATTCTGTCTTTTATTTCCCAACTTGGTTTAGCTGGTTCTTGTTTCTTTGGAGCATTTATTATTTCTTGCTCTTGTACTATTTCTTTATTTGCTACAGGTTTTTTAACTGTAGGCTTTTTTGCATTTGCTGCCATAATATGATATAATTAAATAATTTTTAAAATAATGACATTAGCTAACTGTATATAATAGTAACAGGCTATTGTCATATAAGAGTAATAATTACCCTTGTCAGTTCAACAAGGGTAACTACTACATAAAATTGATTGCTACTAGCTTGTGAATAACACGAAGTTATTAGCAGCTTGAGTTACTAAACATCTTTCAGATAAGAAGTGAATCTCCATTGCATCTAAATCAGAGGTAGAAGCTCCACCTACAGATCCAGTGATCCAGTTTTTCATTCTTCTATCATCAGCTTGAGAAGCTCTATATCTTACATGTAAGAAAGGTCTTCTGATGTTAGTTCCTAATATTTGATCGTAAACTGTAGAAGTTCCAGCAGGTACTAATACTCCGTCAATAGCGCTTTTTCCAGCACCTCCACGAGTAGAAGCATCGTTTAAGTATTTCCAGTCAGTTTTGTAGAAGTCATAAGAACCTCTTCTGAATCCAGAAAAACCTAAATTTAATGCCATTTCTTCAGAGTTTTCAAATACACCAAAAGAACTACCACCTGCATACACATTAGAAGTTGGTGATCCTACAGGACCATTAGCTCCAATACCACCTAACATATCATCAAAGTCTAGAGAAGTTTCTCTATTTAAGAATAACATGTTTTCTTCGATTGCTCCTTGAGTATCTAAGTTCTTAAGAATTGAATCAAACTCAGCTAATCCAGCAGCGGCAGTAAACCCGTCTAGTACATTTCCACGCTCTTTAATAGCTGCGAAAAGACCTTCAGTACCTTTAACTTTCAACATATCAGCATGGGTTTGAGTACTTGATTTTAATTCACCTTCTACCATTGCCATTTCTAAGTAATCCTCAAAACGTAATCTTGTTTCAGATTCAGCTTTTAGGTACCATAAGAAACCTCCTTGACCAGACTCAGTAGCTACTTCAACCCATCCAATCTGAGCAGTGTCAGATCCATTGATTGCATACTTGTCTTTAATGATAATAGGAGAGTTAGAGTATTGAGTGAAAGAAGGCTCAACAGAAATTCTGTTTGCGTCTCCAGTTCCTTTTCCATACTCAGATCCATATACAAAGATTTTAATACTAGCTGCAGAAGCTAAATCAATATCTTCAGTAAATGGAATATGTGCTAAAGTAGCTTGTGTGTATGGTTTTACAGTTAATATTCCTGCACCTAACGTACTACCAGCAGTAGCTCCAGATGCTGTAACATAACATTTTAATTCAGCTCCAGTAGCTATGTCAATTGCTACAATTGTTGAACCTGGTGATACAACGTTTTCAACACCTGCTCCTACGGGAATACTTAAGCTATCTGCATCTGGCGCAGTTACTCCTTCATAAGAAATGTGTAATCTATTTTGCTCAGACCATACTACTTGATCAGAAGTCATTGGCATTTCAGCCCCTACCATTCTTAAGAAACCACCCAAGGTTCTGTTTCCATAACGCTCTACTTCAGCTTCATAGATTTCTGGTAAATACTGTTGTGCGAAATCGTTATTCCCATCAGTAAAGTTTAAATAATTGCCTTCTAAGGCTTGCTTTTTTTGCGTTGGAGTTAAACTTCCAAACGCTGGACTTACATTTGCCATAATTTTTTAATTTTTTTAGTTAAATTTTTTTGTTTTAATTCTAAGTTTAGAAGAATCATAACCGCTTACTGACTTAATCTTTATTCCATTTACAAACTCACTTGAGCTAGTTTGCCTTGGCTCTGTGCTAGGATTTTTAGAACTACTAACTATTTCTTTAGTAGCATCTGTTCTTCCTTGTTCATAAAAATGATTAATAATTTTATCAGCATTTGAAGCAATGTAAATAGCCTTGTGATAACCTTTCGTATCTTTTATATTACCACTATCGTCAAGAAACTTTCCTACGAAATTGTTAATACTTGATTGGTTCTCTGCAACTTTACCAGGATCTTGTAAACCATATCTAAACTTCTTTTTACCTACATTGAAGTCAAAACCTTTGAAGTCATTAGTAAAGTAATCATTTGTTTTTGATTTAAAGTCCGAATGCTGTTGTTCAGCTATCTTCTGATCTTCTTGATATCTGTTGAAAAACTCTGTTGCTTTTTGTTGTTCCTGAGTAACGCCGGGTCTCAACTTGATTTCGTCGTAATATTTACTCTTGGTTTTTTCCAAAAAGCTTTTAGCTTTTCCAACTTCTTCTTTAAACGCAATTTTCTTTTTGCGTATATCTCTTTCCTCGTCTAGGTCTTCGTCATATTCGTAGTCTTCTAATAGTAGGCTAACGTCATCTGATTCTAAATAAGGCTTTGTTTGTTTGTAATATTCTTTTAATAATGTTTTATCATCAACACTTGAGTAGTCCGCGTTTAACCTAACGTAGTCTTCTACTGATCCACCTGTCTCTTCCATAAAAGTAACAAGTTTATCTATGTTTTCTGGCAACACCCTTTGTTCAGCTACTGGCTGAGATTGTTGTTCAACAACTTTTTCAGGCTCTTGAGCGGGTTCTTCATCTACAATTTCTATAATACCATCTTGAACAGTATCGTCCGGTGTATCGTTAACGACTACGACAGGTTCTTCAACTACGTCTTCTTTAACTTCTGGTATTACTACCTTAGCAACTTCTTCAGCTACTGGTTCTTTTACTTCATCTATGTTAACCTTTATAGGCTCGTTAGACTGATTGCCTAATTGCTTAGGGCTTGTTTTTTTGGATTTGATTTTAAAATCCCCTTCTTGTTTTACTTCTGACATAATATAATATAATTAAATAATTGTTTATTAGCTAGGACCGAACTCTTCTATTCCAAATCCACCTAACACATCGTTTCCTGATGATTCAAAGTTTTTAGGTAATCCTTCTGTTTGTCTTTGCTGTATCAACTCGGACTGTTGGGATCCCTGCATTTTTATTCTTTTATCTTTTCTATCTTCAATTTCTTTTTCTTTATTCACTTCTGCATTTGCTCTTACTTGAGCTAACTGCATATTGAAATTAAATTCTTCAGCCATTAACTCTCTTTTTATTTGAGCCTCAGTTTGCATTCTTTGTATTTCAAACTGCGACTTAGCTTGTTCTATACTCACTTTTTCCTGAGTAAGTGCTTGTTGTTTTTGCACCTCAGCCATTGCGGCTTTTTCAGATGCTTCAGCATTTGCTTGCGCTTGTGCTTGAATGTTAGCTTGTTGTTGTTCTTGTTCTCTTTTTATTTTTTGTTTTTGTCTAAGCTTTAAGAATTGATTAGCTAACTTTATATTCTTTATTTGTCTGATATCAATAGCATCAGATAAAACTATTGCTTGCGTTTGCAGCGCTACCTGTATGTTCTGTTCTAACAAAGCTTTTTCTTCATCCTCTGGTTCTAGCTCTAAATAAATACCAAAGTCATGCAGCTGTAAATTCATCAACTCTTCAAGAGTTTTTGTATTAAATGTACTTATAGCGTTTGTTAAAGCATTTTCTGTTAAAGGATTTTCAATAACATCAGCTACTTTTAAACTTATATTTTCACACGTTCTAACTGTTAAGTATAACAAAGAATCTAATACGTGCTTAGTTGCAATATTAGAAGCATTAGCTGCCATTTTTTGTAAACCTACAAGTGAATCTTTAGCTGGAGCGCTACCATCTCTTGCTTCATTTAATCCGGTTACATCTCTTATCATTTGTAAATAATACTGATATGTACCTATTAAACTTTGTATTTTTGC